TCCAGTCATTACCGTTAATGCAAAAGGTTTAGTTACCGCTGTTACAACAGCATCTGTCGGTACTGCTCTAACGGTAACTGGTGATAGTGGTTCTGAAACAATTGATCTTCTAAGCGAAGCACTAGCAATCACTGGTGGTACAAACCTAAACAGTTCTGCATCATCCAATGGTGTTACTGTCAATCTTGATAATGACATTTCGCTAACAAGCGTTGTTGCATCTGGTATCATTACAGCAACCAGTGGTTTCTCAGGAAATCTAACTGGTAATGTAACTGGTAACGTATCAGGAAATCTAAATTCTGTTGGCGTATCAACAATCTCCTTCCTAAAGGCAACTACAGCAACTTTAGGTGCTGGTCTAACCGTAACTGGAGCAACTGATCTAAATGGCGGTTTAGATGTCTCTGGTGGTGAAACAGTTCTATCTTCAGCGACAGTTTCTGACCTAACCTCAGGACGTGTTGTTCTTGCTGGTACTTCTGGTGCTCTTGTAGATAGCGGAAACCTAACTTTTGGTGCTAACGGTCTAGTTGTAACTGGCGGTGCTAATGTTTCTGCTGCTTCAACATTCGGAAGCAACGTAAGTATTGGTGGAAGTGTAATTATTTCTGGCGATCTAACCGTCAATGGAACGACAACCCAGATCAATACAGTTCAGATGACTGTAGAAGATACACTCATCGAACTTCAGATGGTTGACGGATCTGCTCCTTCAAACGATACCAATAAAGACGTTGGTGTTGTAATGAACTACTTTGATAGTTCTGCTAAGAAGGCAGCATTCTACTGGGATGACTCCGCAGGAAGAATGGTTGCAGCAAGTCAAGTTTCTGAAAGTAGTGGAGTTCTAACAGCATCAACATTTGCTGGATTAGAAATTGGTTCTCTATATATAAACGACTGTGCTGGTGCTTCACAGGTTATCTCCTGCAGTGGCACTACACGTTCTCTACAAAACATCACAATTGATGGTGGATCGTTCTGATAAAAACTTCTAAAACTTGATAAATAGGGGAGCATTATTGCTCCTCTTTTTTTATGAACCCAGAAATTGAAGCACTTTTATCAGTATATCAAAAGCGTTTGAGTGATGTTACTGCTCAAGCGATTGCTTATGAAGCAAGAATACAAATTCTATCACAACAACTTCAACAACTTCAAGCGCAATTGCAAGAAGAAAAACCAAAAAGATCTGCAAAAAAACCAGATGGTGGTGAATTTTGAAACATAAATAATACCAACAAACTAGTTAGAGACACGAATTCAAACGAAAAAATCTTCCGTAAAGAGAGTAAATACTATTTCTGACGGCGATCATTTGAATGGAAAGAAGTCTCTGCTTTATAGCAGATTTTTTATTTTTTGTAAATGGCAAATCCAACAATTATAATAAAAAGGTCGGCGGTTTCTGGGAAAATTCCTACTACATCGCAAATAGATCTTGGCGAATTAGCTATCAACACTTTTGATGGTAAAGTTTATATTGAACAAGATAAATCTTCAGTTGGTGTTGGTACAACAGTAATTGTTATCAATCCATGGAGTGTTGGTACAGGAACAAACACGTATAATACCTTTTTTACTAATGGCAATGTTGGTGTTGCAACTACATTACCAACATCAAAATTACATGTTATTGGTGATGCACAAATAACTGGCATTCTAACTGTTGGATCCAGTTCAGTTACGATTGATGGAACAAATAATCAAGTAAATGTAGGAACTGGAGTTACACTTCATCATACTAATGGTGTTCTTGTAGGATCAAACACACTACATTCTACTGGATTTAGTGTCAATCATATAAATTCTGGGATATCTACTTCATCAGTTTTACACGCTACTTCTGCAAATATCAGTAGAGTAACTTCTACTGGAGGGTTTACTGGAAACATTTATTCTACTGGCATTTCCACAATTTCTGGATTTAGATTTCCGTCCAGTGATGGCACTGACGGACAATTTTTAAAAACAGATGGTTCTGGAAATCTAAGTTGGGCAACATCTTCTGGAGGAGGTGGTGTTGCCGCTGGTGCTGCAACTACGATATCGGATCAATATTTTACCGCTATCGCAGGACAAACCGCATTTACATCTTCACAAGACCTCACCAATAAATCTGTACAAATATTTCTCAATGGTATAAAACTTCGTGGATCTACAGATTTTACTGTAACGGTTCCAACAACAGTTACTTTAGTAGAAGGTGCTAAAGCAGGTGACAGGCTAAACTTGGTCATTTCATATGGCAATTCTTTAGATGAGGAATATTTCACTGCTACTCAAGGGCAAACGTCATTTTCATTAGTAGGATCTTTAGCAAGTTCAAATAATATAAAAGTTTATGTCAATGGCGTCAAGCTAAGAACAACTACAGATTATGGCACATCTTCATCAGTAACTTTAGTTGAAGCAGCTAAACTCAATGACGAGATTGATTTAGTTTGTGATAATGCTGAAGATTATTTTGTAGCAACTGCTGGGCAGACTACGTTTGTTCCAACAAGTAATGATATTTCTGGAAGCAATCTTCAAGTATTTTTGAATGGTGTAAAATTAGAAAGTAGTATTGATTATACAGTTGGATCACCAGCCATTACTTTAGCTTCTGGTCTCAATGCTGGAGATCAAGTTGATGTTGTCATTACAAGATCCTGATAAATAGAAAAAAGTAGGTATATCAATGGCAAACCCTGCTTCTAGACAGGAATTAGTAGATTACGCTAAAAGACAACTTGGATATCCTGTATTAGAAATCAATATTGCGGATGAGCAAATTGAAGATTTGATGGATGATGCTATCCAGATTTATCAAAATCGTCATATGGATGGTGTTGAATTGATGTACCTAAAGCACAAAGTTACGCAACCGTTTTTAGACGCAATTCAGGCAAGAGGAAGTGATAAAACTACTGGTATTACTACATCATCAGGAACTGCAAATATAACTGGTATTGGAACAACTACATTTGTTTTTGAAGAAAATCAAAACTTTATTCAAATTCCAGATGCAGTTATTGGTGTTGAGCGCGTTTGGAAATTAGATAATCGCGCAATTAGCACTAATATGTTTAGTGTCAATTATCAATTGTTCTTGAATGAAATATATTGGTTTAGTTCTACAGAATTGCTGAACTATACCATGACAAAAAGATATCTAGAAGATATCGATTTTATTTTACATCCAGATAAACAAATTAGGTTTAATAGAAGACAGAATAGATTATATCTAGATACAGACTATTCCAGCATGAGAGTTGATGATTACATCATTATTCAATGCTACAGAGTTCTAAATCCAAATGAATTTACTAAAGTTTATAATGACCCATTTTTGAAAAAGTATTTCACCGCTTTGATGAAGAGGCAATGGGGACAAAATCTCATCAAGTTTAGGGGAGTAAAACTTCCAGGTGGAGTTGAGTTGAATGGTCGTGAAATCTATGAAGACGCAGTAAGAGAAATTGAAAAACTTGAAGAACGTATGACATATGAATACGAACTTCCACCATTAGATCTAATCGGATAATGCTCAATCCATTTTTTACACAAGGAACTAAATCAGAACAAACTCTTGTTCAAGAGTTGATGGATGAGCATATCAAAATTCATGGTATTGAATTCATTTATTTACCAAGAATTTTTGTAAACATAAAAACAATATTTCGAGAAGTTTCTACGTCCAAGTTCAACAGAGCATTTCCTATTGAAGGGTATGTTCAAAGTTATGAAGGTTTTGGAGATCCTTCAAATATTCTAACGAAATTTGGTGTGAGAACAACTGCAGAAATGCAAATTGTTATTTCACAAAGAAGGTTTGAAGATAGTATTACTCCACTTCTTGAAGGTGTAACTGGTTTACCAGATAATCCAACTAGACCGCTGGAAGGAGATTTGCTTTATTTTCCACTGTCAGATACTCTATTTGAAATAAAGTATGTTGAAAATGATCAACCAGCATTTTTCCAATTGCAAAAAAATTACACATATCTTTTGAAGTGTGAAGCATTCGAATATGAAGATGAGGTTCTCAATACTGGTATTGATGAAATTGATGATGAATTTGCTTCGTTTGGATACAATGCAACTCTAACATTTGTTTCGGCAGGAACAACTGCTGCTGCATATACTTCATTAGTCAATGGTGGTGTTCATAAAATTACAATTCTCAATGAAGGAACAGGATATACTGCAGATCCTACAGTTAGAATTGCACCACCAGGAATAGGTAGAACAGCGCAAGCAATTGCAATTACAACTGAAAATAGTGGTGGATCTAGATCTCTTCAAGCAATTTATGTAACAAATCCTGGATTTGGATATACTACTATTCCGACTGTTCAAATTATTCCTAGTGATGGAAGAGGAACTGGTGCATCTGCAGTAGCAGGTATTGGAACTACTGGGACCGTTGGTATTGTTACAATTACAAGTGGTGGTTCAAGTTATGTATTACCACCTACAATTTCGTTCAGTTCTCCAGTATCAGGTGGTGTTACTGCCATTGGAACTGCTGTACTCAATACTCAAAATCAACTACTAGCAATAAGAATTATCAATGCTGGTTATGGTTATACTCAAGCACCAACAATAACAGTTTCAGCAGCTGGAACAATTGGTGTTGGTACTTACCAATATGCTGATATTATTAGGGGAGTTTCAACTGGTACAACTGCATTTGTAGCATCCTGGAACCAACCAACACTAACCATGAGAGCACGTAATCTAACTGGTAGATTTGCTCCTGGTGAAATGATCCTTGGTGCTGGAACCACCAGTGGTAGCGTTGCATACATACTAAATACAATCAACTATGATGACGACGATCCATTTGAGCAAAATCAAGAAATTCAAGCAGTATCAAATGAAATTCTTGATTTCTCAGAAAGTAATCCATTTGGTGAGGTGTAACAAATGTTAGGGTCATATTTCTATCACGAAATTACTAAAAAAACAGTTGTTGCTTTTGGTACACTTTTCAATAATATTGAAATCAAGCATAAAGCAGATGACAACGATAATACTCTAAGTGTCATCAAAGTTCCAATTGCTTATGGACCAATTCAAAAATTCTTGGCAAGAATTGAACAACAACCAAACTTTGAAAGAACTGTTGCGATCACACTACCAAGACTTGCGTTTGAAATTATATCATATCGATATGATCCATCTAGAAAAGCATCACCAATTACTAAATTTTGCGGCGTAGAGAATAATAAGATCAAAAAAGTATTCATGCCTGTTCCATATGATATTGGATTTAGGTTGAGTTTTGCATCCAAACTGCAAGATGATGCACTTCAAATTTTAGAACAAATTTTACCTTTTTTCCAACCATCATTTTCAGTCTCAGTAAACCTGATTGATGAAATCAATGAAGTTAGAGATATTCCATTCACTCTAAACAATATCTCATTTAGAGATGAATATGAAGGTTCCTTTGATAAGAGAAGATACATTCAGTATGATTTAGATTTTACTGCAAAAACATACTTTTATAGTGAACTGCCAACTGATGAAAGTGGTGGTATCATCAAACGTGTTCAGATTGATTACGCTTCTGCAATCAGAGCACCAAGAGAAGTTAGATATGTTGCAACTCCTGCTGCAACAAAAGATTATAATAATGATCAAACAACTGCACTAACAGCAACACTAGAAACTTCTAAAACATTGATGAAAGTTACAAGTGCTGCATCATTGGAGACTAGAAAATTCATTCAAATCAATAATGAAGTAATGAGAATTGAAGAAATTGATGGTACAAATGTTATTGTTTCTAGAGGACAATATGGATCATCAATTCAAGAACATTATGCTGGTGATAAGGTCAATCTCATTACAATTGCAGATGACGAATTGATTGAGACTGATGACGATTTTGGTTTCAATGAAACTAGAACATTCTTCCAAGACTTCAAACCATTTAGTCCAAGTCAAGGAAGTGATGTATAATTTATGGAAAATACTTTTGATGCTATTGATAAGGCGCTTGATATAAAAGCGGAGATGGTGGAAACTGTCAAAGAAAAACCACCAGTAGAAACTCCAGATGATCCTCAAAAGGACTATGAATATAGTAGAGCGCAATTATATACTCTTATCGAAAAGGGTCAAGAAGCTGTTAGTGGTATTCTTGAATTAGCTCAAGATAGTCAACACCCAAGAGCATTTGAAGTTGCAGGACAATTGATCAAGTCTGTCGGTGATGTGACTGACAAATTACTTGAACTTCAAAAGAAGATGAAAGATATTGAAAAACCACAAAGCAATGGTCCAAAAACTGTCAATAATGCATTATTTGTTGGATCGACTGCAGATTTACAAAAAATGTTGAAGCAAGGATTTCTAAATAATGATAAGTAACCACCACAATGATGAACGAAGATCTTAGAAAATGGTTTGGTAAAGGTGGCGAAGGTGGAGTAGGTGGTGGTGGATGGGATAGATATAATACAAAAGGTGAAAGAATTGGTAAATGTGCTCGTGAACCTGGTGAACCAAAACCAAAATGCTTATCAAAAGAAAAAGCAGCAAAAATGTCTAAAGATGAAATTGCTGCAGCAGTAAAAAGAAAACGTAGAGAAGATCCAGTAGCAGATCGTCCAGGAAAGGGAGGAAAACCAATTATGTCATCGAACAAAATTGATGAGCAATCAACACAAGAATATCAAAAGTTTGATCGTAGAGTAACCTCAGCGATGGCTGCAAAGACACCAGAACTAAAAATCAAACTCCTAAAACTCGCTGGACAAGCACATCCAGTCAAAACTGCAGAAGAATTTATGGAAGCTTGCTGGAAAGGTTATAAGCAAGTTGGAATGAAAAAGAAAGGAAAGAAAATGGTTCCTAACTGCGTTCCTGAAGAAGTAGAACTTGATGAAATGATTGCACTTGCTGCTCCTATTGTAAGAGGAGTTTCTGCAGTATCAAGAATTGGTCAAGGTGTTGCAAAAGTAAGTCAAGCAGTAAAATCTGGTGCTCAGGCAGTAAAATCTGGCATCAAAAAAGTAGGATCTGGTGTAGAGGATGCTACTAAGATTGCAGGAGAAATCAAAAAGCAACCGCTTGACACAAAAAAACCACAATCAGGATTAAAAAAAGAATTAAAGAAAGCAGGTCAGACTGCAAAATCTGCAGTAAAAACTACTATTGGTGGATTTACTTCGATGTATGAACCAAGAGAAGAATATATTATGGAAAAGAATGTTCCCACTAACCCTTCTCTATGGTCTAAGGCAAAAGCACAAGCAAGAGCAAAGTTTGATGTATATCCATCCGCTTATGCTAATGGATGGGCTGCCAAATGGTATAAATCCAAAGGCGGCGGATGGAAAAAATCTGCAAAGGAGAGTTATGACGGAACAAGAGAACTACTTTCTTTTAGTAATTTTAGGCAGATCTCTAACAATAGCTTCAGTAATGCGGAGGAAATTGTAAATGAAGTTGCTGCATGGCAGCGTAAAGAAGGAAAGAACAAAGAAGGTGGTCTAAATGAAAAGGGTCGTAAATCTTATGAAAGAGAAAATCCAGGATCAGATCTAAAAGCACCAGTAACTACACCCCCATCAAAACTTGATCCTGATAGTAAAGCAGCAAAAAGAAGAAAATCTTTTTGTGCGAGGATGGGAGGAAATCCTGGTCCTATGAAAGATGAAAAGGGTCGTCCAACAAGGAAAGCATTATCTCTTCGCAAATGGAATTGTTAGATTTCATACCTCTTCATCTTTATATTTGAAAAAAACAAATTTTTTATAATCTATGGCAGCTGACATTTATCTTGGTAATCCCAATCTAAAAAAAGCAAATACTCCAATTGAGTTTACAGAGGAACAAATTCTTGAGTTCCTAAAATGTAAACAAGATCCAGTTTATTTTGCTAGAAACTATATCAAAATTGTTTCACTTGACCATGGTCTAGTTCCTTTTGAGATGTATCCTTTTCAGGAAAAACTTATTAGAAACTTCCATGCTCATCGCTTCAATATTTGTAAGATGCCTAGACAGACTGGTAAATCTACCACTGTAGTATCTTATTTGCTTCATTATGCAGTTTTCAACGATAATGTAAACATCGCAATTCTTGCAAACAAAGCATCCACTGCTGGAGATCTACTAAGCAGACTTCAACTTGCTTACGAGAACCTTCCAAAGTGGATGCAACAAGGCATTATTGCCTGGAATAAACGTTCGATGGAGTTAGAAAATGGCTCAAAGATTATTGCTGCTTCTACTTCTGCCTCTGCGGTACGTGGTGGCTCTTACAATATTATATTCTTGGACGAATTTGCGTTCATTCCTAACCATATTGCTGACGAGTTTTTCGCTTCTGTTTATCCTACTATTTCATCTGGTCAATCTACAAAGGTAATTATTGTTTCTACCCCACATGGTATGAACCACTTCTACCGAATGTGGCACGATGCTGAAAGAGAAAAGAATGAATATATTCCTACAGAAGTTCACTGGTCAGAAGTTCCTGGTAGGGATACTAAATGGAAAGCACAGACTATTGCAAATACTTCTGAACAACAGTTTAGAGTTGAGTTTGAATGCGAATTCCTAGGATCTGTTGATACTTTGATTGCACCATCTAAACTCAAAGCAATGGTTTATGATGATCCCGTAAAAAATAATGGAAGTCTATGTGTATATAATGAACCAGATGAGATGCGAGATTATATTATAACAGTTGACGTTGCTCGTGGAGTATCAAAAGATTATTCCGCTTTTGTGGTATTTGATATTACTACATTTCCATATAAGGTTGTAGCAAAATACAGGAATAATGAAATCAAACCAATGTTATTTCCATCAGTCATTGAAGAAGTTGGAAGAGCATACAACAATGCTTACATATTATGTGAAGTCAATGACATTGGGGATCAAGTTGCTTCAATTTTGAACTTTGACCTCGAATATGAAAATATGTTGATGTGTTCTATGCGTGGACGTGCAGGGCAAATTGTTGGTACTGGATTTTCTGGAAAGAAAACTCAACTTGGAGTAAAGATGAGTTCAACTACAAAGAAAGTAGGATGCTCAAACCTAAAGACTTTGATTGAAGATGACAAGCTTATTATAACAGATTATGATACGATTAGTGAGTTGACAACATTTATTCAACGAAAGCAATCATTTGAAGCTGAGGAAGGATGTAATGATGACTTAGCAATGTGTCTTGTTATCTTTTCTTGGTTGGTTGCTCAAGATTACTTCAAAGAGATGACTGATCAGGACGTTCGTAAACGTATCTATGAAGAGCAACGAAATCAAATTGAACAAGATATGGCACCATTTGGATTTATCAGCGATGGTTTAGATGCTATGGGAACTGAGGTTGATAGTAATGGTGATGTATGGAAAGTTGATGAATATGGTGATAGGTCTTATATGTGGGAGTATCACTGATTTCAGGAATTTATAAATAATTTTAGTCTAAAATTAGGGTTACTGCAGGGAGTTTAGAATGGCACTTCAGTTAGCATCTCCAGGTATTCGTGTAAGAGAGGTAGATCTAACCCGTGGCGGCGTAAATGCAACACTAAACGTCGCTGCAGGTATCGCAGCACCTTTCAAAAAAGGTCCTGTCAATGAGGTCGTAAGAATTATAAATGAAAAGGAATTGGTGGAAGTTTTTGGTGGTCCTGGAGCAGGACTAACTGACTACCATTATGAAAGTTGGTATGCAGCATCAAATTTCTTATCATATGGTGGACAACTAGATGTAGTCCGAGCAGGTGGCGGAGAACTAAACAACGCTAACGCAGGTGTTGGAATTGCTTCGACCACATCATTGCGTGTTGATAACTTTGATGATTACAACAATAATCATTCTTCAGACACCTCTTTCTACTGGGCAGCTAAGAACCCAGGTTTTTGGGCAGAAAACATCAAAGTTTGTGTAATTGACGCTGCAGCAGATCAAAGAATTTCTGGAGTTCTAACAACTGCAGTTGGAGTTGGAACAACTGTTGTTTCTCATGGTCTTCAAGTTGGTTATGCAGTAACCCAAGCATTGAGTGGTGTTTCAATCGGTATTGGAACAACAGCGGTAGCAAGTGGATACCTAAAGGGTGTCATTACTGGAGTTGGTGCGAGTTTCGTTGATGTAAAAATTACAAGTTATGTAAGTGGAGGAACAGAAACCAAAGTAGATTATCAAGCAAATTCACTATACCAATTTACTTCAGCAGAAATTGGAATTTCTTCATCAACGTTAGGTGACGTTGGTTTCATGACTGGAACCAAAGCACCAACTGACTGGTATGATCAACAGAACGTTCTAACAAGCGTTGCTGATGTTGGTTCTGATGCAATAACACTATCTTGGAGATCGGTTCTTGCAAAACCAGGAACTAATTCATACGTTGCTCAAAGAAACGGACGCAACGATGCACTAAACGTAGTTGTTGTTGATGCTTCTGGTTCAGTAACGGGCGTAGTTGGATCAATCCTAGAGAAGTTTGGCAATCTTTCAAAAGCATCTGACGCTGAAGTTTCGCCACAAAAATCAGTTTACTACAAAGATTATCTTGCAGTAAATTCTCAGTATGTCTACGCTGGTCTATCGCCAGTGAATGCAACTGACGCTTATTGGGGAACAAGATCACTTCCTGGTGGGTTTAGCAGCGGTGTTACTGCCATCACAGCATCTGCTGGTTCGTGGGGACAGGAAGCAAAGGATATTACATTCTCCTCACTAGGCAATGCTGCTTACAGACTAACGGGCGGTAAAGATTATCAAGGAGTTGGATACTATGATGCTCCACTTGGAGATCTTCTAACTGCTTACGATAAACTATCTGATCCTGTAAACAGTGATATCAGGTTTCTTCTACAGGGTAGTGCTCATAAGTCAAAAGAAGAAGAGCAAGCAAAAGCAAATAAACTAATCTCAATCTGTGAAGGTCGTAAGGATTGTGTAGCATTTATCTCACCTAACAGAGATAGCGTTGTAAACATTACAAACGCAAGTACACAACTAACGAACGTTCTATCATTCTTCTCGCCACTTTCATCTTCATCTTACGTAGTCTTTGATAGTGGTTATCAGTACGTATACGATCGTTTCAATAAGAAGTTTGTATACATGCCTTGCTCAAACGATGTAGCAGGTTTATGTGTAAGAACTGATAGAGATCAATTCCCATGGTTCTCACCTGCAGGAACAAGCAGAGGTTCACTAAACTTCGCTGTCAAACTTGCATTCAATCCAGGACAAGATGCAAGAGATAGATTGTACTCTAATAGGATCAATCCAATCATCGCATCACCTGGTTCTGGAATTATTCTCTTCGGAGATAAGACTGGACTAGCATTTGAAAGTGCATTTGATCGCATCAACGTAAGACGCCTATTCATCACTATTGAAAAAGCAATCGAAAATGCAGCAAAAGCACAACTCTTTGAACTCAACGATGCTGGAACAAGATCAAACTTTGTAAACATCGTTGAACCATATCTCCGCGATGTTCAAGCAAAACGCGGTGTTACTGAGTTCTTGGTTGTTTGTGACGAAACAAACAACACGCCTGATGTAATCGATCGTAATGAATTCATCGCTGACATCTACGTGAAGCCAGCAAGATCGATCAACTTCATCGGTCTAACGTTTGTAGCCACGAGAACGGGAGTTTCGTTCTCCGAAATCGTCGGCACCGTTTGATAATAGGAGGACAAAACAATGCCATTACAAAACACAAACATCTTCAATACTCCTAATAATGAAAGAACAATTGACAGTTTCAAGTCAAGACTTGTTCAAGGTGGTGCTAGACCAAATCTTTTTGAAGTAGAAATGAATTTTCCAACAGGTGTTGGAATTTTCGATGAAATTGGTGACACTTCTTACAGAATGCTTATCAAAGGTGCTCAACTTCCAGCGTCAAACATTGCTGAAGTAATTGTTCCTTTCCGTGGCAGACAACTCAAAGTTGCTGGTGATAGAAGATTTGATCCATGGACAATTACAGTCATCAACGATGGTGACTTCAAACTAAGAGAAGCATTTGAAAAATGGTCAAATTATATCATCAAAGTTTCTGATGGTTCTGGTACAATCAACCCAGCAGATTATTTTTCAGATTGGGTAGTAACTCAACTTGGACGTGCAGAAACTGTTCCTGGTTCGGGAAGTCAAAATGCTGCTCCACTTCCAGTGAAACGTGCATATAAGATGTACGGTTGTTGGCCAAGTTCAGTTGGTGCTATCGAACTTTCTTATGATAGTGCTGATGTTATTGAAGAGTTTCAGGTAACACTACAAGTCCAGTGGTGGGAAGCTTATACGGGTTCAAATACCGATTCCGTAGTCTGATAAATAGGCAAAAGGGTTTTTTATAATAATGGCGAAACTTTTTGGTTTTTCGATTGATGATGAAGAGAAGAAGTCTAAAGGCATAGTCAGTCCAGTTCCTCCAAACAATGAGGACGGGGCTGACTATTATCTTTCTTCAGGGTTCTATGGTCAATATGTAGATATCGAAGGTGTCTTTAGGACGGAATTCGATATTGTCAGGAAGTATCGTGACATGGCATTGCATCCAGAATGCGATACTGCTATTGAGCATGTTGTCAATGAAGCGATTGTTTCTGATCTAAATGACAGTCCAGTAGAAATTGATCTTGACAATCTACAAGTAAGTTCTTCACTAAAAAAAGTAATTAGACAAGAGTTCAAGTATGTAAAAGATCTACTTGAGTTTGATAAAAAATCTCATGAAATTTTTAGAAATTGGTATGTT